ACTCGTTCTTTACTGCCGTTATTGTGTCTGCTATTAGCAGGTATAGTTCTCTACTCATTACCCTTCTCCTCCTTGTAATTGATTAAGTTGATTTGATTTAAGGCATTAACCATACGAATTAGGTTATCGCCTGCCTCTTTAGCGTTGCCTGAAACCATTTGCTTGATAGCAAGATCTCGGCATAGGTCAGCCTTAGCTTGATAGTATTCCTTATTCACTTGCTTGCTCCTCCTCGTATCGGCAGGTTTCGCAACCTGTATCTTTTAGATAATAGGTGTAGTGCTCCACACACCAGTCCTCATCTAGTAATTGTCTATTCATTACTTTCCTCCTCCTGTAAATCACTTGGCTTTATTCTATACTTCACGCAATTAGCAGGTGTTAATCTATGATACTCAAACTCCCATAGCTGGCAAACCTGCGAGTGAGATAGGTTTTCTCCCTCATAATTATCAATGAAGTCATCATAATCTCGGATACTGTCGGCTATCTCTTTAATTGATTTCCAGAGAATACCCTCTTTCCACCCTGTTCCTTGATTATCTATAACAAAGTATCCCTTATTCATTACCTTCCTCCTGCTCTCTCTTTATGTCGTTTATAGTTTTCTCAGGTGTTAGCTCTCCCCCTGCGAATACTGCCCTTCTCTCCACCTTAGAGGCATAAGAGTTATCCCAACTACTGACGATCTCCATAGCTTCCTCTACTGAGTTAGCCTCTACCTCATAAGTTTCTATCTGTTCTATTGTGTAGTGCCTAGACATTGACCGCCTCCTTATCTATAATCCAATTAGCTACTGTTTCAATAGCGTCTTTTACCTCGTGATAGACCTCGCCTGTGTATTCGCCAGAGCTTTCATCATAGATTTCAAACCAAGAGTTATTTATCCACTCTCCCCCACTCTCCTCTATCTTGGCTAGGTCTTTATCGTTCTTGATACCTGCCTTAATTAGGCGATCACAATACCTAAGCACATCACCCTTGTAGATGATACGCATTTCACCAACACACTCCACATAGTATTCTCTCCCCTGATAGGTAAGAGTAGCTACTCGGTGGCTACCTCCCCAAGTATAAAAGGCGCTATCTTGGCGGTCTTTTCTTTCAGCGTCATAGTCATCTATGACCAGCTCTACCCCTTTAGGTAGCTTGTATTTCATCTTACGCATTTACTTCCTCCCTCTTGCTCTCAATTTCCTTAGAGATAACCTCGTATGAATCAGAGCAGGGAATTAGAGAATCAAAATCTCTAGCAACCTGCCCAAAGACCTCCTCCGAGATCTCAAAGTGTTCTGCTAAGTAATACTGATAGATAATCGGGGCGCTTAAATCCTCTCCCTTCAAGTGTTCTATCAGCTCTCCTATTGTCGTATAACTAGACATTAGATTTTCTCCCCTCTCTTAGCACCTTCTCGGCTTGGTCATTTATAGTTTCGCCGATGTAATCTATTTCAGGCATTTCAATTCTCTCTACCTGCTCAACAGTTCTAGCCCATTGGTCGGCGGTTAGTGTCTGTTCTAAATAGTCCTCGGTGCTTTCCTTATCAAAATACAGAACAAGGATTTCCTCGTTTCTATCATAGTTTTTTAACTGCTTGATTAGTTCCTTAACTTTCATTTTCTTTCTCTCTCTTTCATTTAGTTAATAGAGCGCTCTAGCTTTTAGAGCCTCCCCTCCCCACTAGATTAGGTTAATCTAGCAGGAAAGGCAAGCACCAACGCTATCTCTCTCCCTCTCTCTCACATTTATGAGAAGGTTCTAGGTTATAGATACTCTCCAGCGTTCCGATTACTTTATTACCATAGAGCTCACCGCAATTCTTACACTCTCCTATCAACATAATCATCTCTCTCCCTCTCCCCTAGCGTTAGCAGTATCAAGCAGATTAGTTAGAGCCTGTGATAGCTCCTCCTCTTTCCCGTTAAACTCTCCCTCTCCTAGATAACCAAACTGCCAGCCCTCTTGCTCATCATAGATAGTTCCATTAGGAAAGTTAGCGCTCTCCGTATCGGGATCTATCTGCCAGCCCTCCCCCTCGCTCCATTTAACTATGTAGTGATAGTGCTTCATCTCTTGCCCTCTCTCTCTTTCTCTTGGCTCTCCTTGATGATGTTCAACCACATCTCCAGCGTTTCAGGCTTTATCGGTCCAGAATTGAACCACTCTTGATGTTCTTTTGGCATTGGTGTGCCGTCTGCGTATTTCATTTCTTTCCCTCTCTCTTGTCGGTTATCTTGCTTATGATGACTAGCCCTAGATAGATTACTAGGGCATAGATTATTACTTGAGCCAGCGCCCAAAATCCCCCCACTTGAACGCTAGTGAGGCGGTCTAGTATGAAATCTAGGCTCACGCTCTCTCTCCCCCTCTCGCCTTGATAGCCCACGCTGGAGGGTTAGCCTTCAACCTCTCCAGCTCTTGCTTATGCTCCTCGCATAAGGTTAGAAGGTCTGCCTCTAACTTACACTCACACTCTTTCACTTGCTCCACCCCGTTAGATGATTAGTAGTGATACAGATAGAGCAAGCGTCAGCTCTCCCTCCCTTATAGTCAATAGTAAATAAAATCTTATCCTTCTCACATAATACGCATTTACCCTTCACTTGCTCTCCCTCTCTTTCATCTCTAATCGGTTATGTGTTAGGCAATACCAGCTCTCCTTATCGTAGGGAGCCCTCTCGCATTGGATACCGCTCACGCTCTTACCTCCTCTATTATTACCGCCTCGCGGTCTTTCATCTCGCAATAGGCGCGGGCTTGAGCTGAGGTAGAGAATACTTTATCCCGATAATCTACCTCTCCTCCTAACCAATACCTACCAGCTCTCCAATTATGCGCTCCCTCTCTCCTTATGTAGTAATACCAATGAGCGCGGGGCGTTCCCTTAATAGTAATCTGGATCTTACCTATACGCGTTCCCCATTTCATCACTTGCTCTCCTCCTCTAGGCGTATCTCATAGCGGAGATACTCTTTGATTATCCTCTTAATCTTGGGAGGGGTAAGGCTTGCCCTTACCCACTCTCTCCCCTGCTCATCAACTAGGCAGACATCTCTCTCTTTGAGCTTAGGCATTACGCTCCCTCCCTCTCCATACTTGCCAAGATACGGCGAGCCGAGGCGAGCTGGTCTATCCTGCCTTGATAATAGGCATAGCTCTCGCCACCGCTCACGCCTAAGTCGCGCATACGCTCAAACACCCACTCAGCCTCACTTATCAACTTATTGTCTAAGCTATCTAGTATTGAATTAAGGCTCACTTGCTTGCCTCCTCTTGGCTCTCCTTGATTTGTCTGGCTATTAGGTCAAATGGTAGCGAGCCTTGACCTTGAAGGATTTGAGCAATAAATAAGCCAGCAATAGGGCTTATGTGCTCCTCGGTTAGCTCTTTAACTTGCTCAGCTAATTGCTCCCACTCATCACGCAATTCATCAGAGAGGGCTACTAGCTCAAGTCTGCTCGCCTTCTCCATTAAATCGGTGTAAGTGTCGTAATCGTTCATAGCTACCAATAGCCATTCATTAGCGAATTGCTCAGCGTGGCTCTGGCGTATGTCGGTGTCGTTCATAGTGCTCTCTTTCGTTAAGTGGAAGGCTTAGCCCCTCCCCACCCACCAGAGCTAGGCTCTGGAGGATAGGCAAGCTCTAAGCTAGGCAGATTTCACACGCGCAATTAGCGCAAGCCTCACACCAATAATTAAAGTCATCAGCTCCGTGATAGGCGCGAACACTAGAGCTAATCTCTAAACATCTCTGGCATTTATTCATTACTTAATTACCGCCCCGTCTTTGATTAGCCCCGCGATTACCTCTATTGGTAGCCCGCTTGAGCCTTGAGCTTTACTTAGACAATTCCAGCAATAACCCTCAATGAATTGGAGATTTCCAGCTTGAGGTAAATCGCAATAAAGACACTTATTCATTACTTGACCTCTCTAGGCCTAGCTACTTGCTAGGCCATAGGAGCAGAATAGAGGAGGCTAATCTAACCCGTCAAGTAGGCAGGGGATAAATCTTTCCAGAGTGTCGGAGGTCTAGAGCCCTGCTACCTATTCGGATCTAATACCTCCAGAGAAGGGGCGAGGGTTGAGAGCTCCAGAGCTGAGGGCAAGGGCAAGGCAAGGGCTAAGAGCTGGAAGGCTGGCAAGGGGTGAGAGCTGAGGCAGGGTGAGAGGGCAAGGCAAGGCAGGCAGTTTATTAAATAGAGCTAGAGAATTATTAGGGGGAGAGGGGCGCTAGAGAGTGCCAGAGTGTTAGTAAGCAACCAAGCCCGCTCTATCCGCTAGCAATTAGCTCTATTCATTGGCGCTTTTACCCTTGCGCTCTATCTGTTGCCGTAAAACAAAGACCCGAGGTGCTTAATCTGAACTTACACGCGTATATATACCCCAACAAAGTTTTTTTCCTAAAGTGAACCTTGATCACAACTGTCCTAGTTTGTCCGTATTTAACTGTGATATCTGTCACGAATAAAAGATTTTTTAACAAAAAGCGGGAAATGGGTATTTTTTCCCGCCTAATACAGTATAGGAGCAGTAAGCGGGATTGTGGAAGCTTACTGCGGGCTACGCTGACGCTACGCCCGTCTAAGGGCTGTAGCGGATTTACCCCTCACTTCGCTTGAGGCTCGCTCGGGCGCCAAGCCCGAAGCGAGGCGCAAGGCGCCTCATTTAGTTGGGTGGGGTCTATCATAAATCTAGGAGCCTGCCATTTCTAATAACACTGCTGATATAGCCAAGAGGGTAATCCTTAACGCTGTAGCAGAGGGTATGACTATAGAGCAGGCTTGCGGTGAAGCTGGTAAGTCTATGAAGACTTATGAATACTACCGCAGATCCGATAAGGTCTTTGCCGATAAAGTTGATAGAACCCGTCTAGGGTTACGCTCAAAGAACTTTGCAGCTACCGATGTCCACGACCTCGGCTTCGCCGAGTTCCGCCAGAAGTTCCTCCATCAGACTACCTTCCCCCATCAGCAGAACCTAGCAGATGTCATAGAGGGTAGGGACCCTTCCTGGCACCATCCCGCTATGAAGTACGAAAAGGGTATTGCAGATAACCGTATCCTTATCAACATCCCGCCAAACCACGCCAAGTCAATTACGATTACCGTAGATTATGTAACTTGGAAGATAGTCCAAAATCCTAACTTTAGAGTCCTGATAGTATCCCAGACTCAGCAGCTTGCAGCAGACTTCCTATATGCTATCAAGCAAAGACTTACCCATCCGATGTATGAAGACTTGCAGCAGGCTTACGCCGCTGGAGTCGGCTTTAACTCTAAGTCTGCTACCTGGACTACAACTAGAGTCACCTTCGGTGATGAACTCAGAGAATCATCTGAGAAGGACCCAAACCTAGAAGCTGTAGGTATTGGCGGTCAGATTTACGGTAAACGTGCCGATATGATTATTGTTGATGACGCTGTTACCTTGAAGAATGCAAATGAATTTGAAAAGCAGATTAGATGGCTTACCCAAGATGTCCGCTCCCGTCTTAACCCTACTGGTAAGTTAATTGTTATCGGAACCCGCGTTGCCTCTGTAGACTTATACAAAGAACTACGCTCTCCTGATAGATACCCTGGTGGTCTGGTCCCTTGGACATATCTGGCTATGCCAGCGCTACTTGAAACCAATGAGGACCCCACCAAGTGGGTAACGCTCTGGCCTTACTCAGACCAACCCTTTGATGGGCAGAAAGACTCTGATAAGACAGAAGAGGGTCTATATCCTCGCTGGAACGGTAAGCATCTCTATGCAGAACGTCAAGCTATGGATGCACAGACTTGGGCTTTAGTTTATCAGCAGCAAGATGTTTCAGATGATGCCACCTTTGACCCTGTTTGCGTAAAGGGCTCTATTGATGGAATGAGAAGGTCAGGTCGTCTCCAAATGGGAGCACCAGGCCATCCTAAAGATTTAACTGGTTTTTCTTTTGTATGTGGACTAGACCCTGCAATGGTTGGTGATACTGCCGCTATCTGCTACGGCGTAGATCGTATCACTCATAAGCGCTACATCGTAGATGCTATCAAGATTACTAGACCAACACCAGCTCAGATTAGACAGTTGATTATTGATTGGACCAACGTCTATGCTCCCGCTGAATGGGTTGTAGAGCGTAACGCTTTTCAGTCTTTCCTAACTCAGGATGAAGGTATCCGTCAGTTCCTTGCATCTAAGGGAACGGTATTACGAGAACATCATACTGGTAATAACAAATGGGATGCAGGCTTTGGTGTAGCTTCTATGTCTACATTATTTGGAACTAAGCAGCAAGATGGTAAGCACCACAGAGATAACATAATTCATCTCCCATCAGATCAAACCGAAAACATAAAGGCTCTAATAGAGCAGCTTATTACTTGGTCACCTACCACTAAGGGTAAGACCGATATGGTGATGGCGTTATGGTTCTGTGAGATTAAAGCCAGAGAATGGCTTAATAACGGAATACATACCACCCATCATATGAAAAATCCATTTTTGTCTCGTTACGAGCGAGGCAAGCGTCTGGTAGTAAACATAGACGATTTACTAGCAGAACAACAACGTCAGTTTATTTAGGGAGACATAATGCCAAACCATTACGGCACTAAAAAGAAGATTCCTTCTAAGAATAAAAAAGGTTCTGTCCCACCAGATTACGATGTGATTCTACCTGGTATGGGATACACCAAACCTACTGCTACTAGGCAGCCTACAAAGATTAAGCCAAAGGCTAGACCAACAGCAAAGCCTAATAAGCCAATCGCTAAGAAGCCACTTCCGTTGCCAAGGTCAAAAGCGCCAGCAAGGCCAAGTCGTATAAATCCAAAGAAAGGCCCTAGATAATGGCAACTAAAAAGAAAAGCACTCCAGGTAAAGAAGCTCGCTCTAATCAACCTAGAGTTCCAGTAAAGCGTCTTGAAGAAGACCAATATCGTAAATATATTAAATCTACTAAAATTGCTTCTAAGTCAGCTAAAACAACAAAAGAAAAAGTTTCCCAAAAAAGAGCAGAAGCAACAGCTCGTGATTATGAAGGCCGTCATCCTGGTATTGCTGTACGTGAACCGTATGTTCCAAAAGGTTACAAAGCACCTTCAAAGAAAACTATGAGCCGTGATGAATTTCATATGGCTTTTGAAGTAGCTGGTCAGCCTGCTAAGACTAAAAAAGAAAAACAAATACGTAATAGTGCTATCCGCGATCTTGCAATTATGCAGGCTAAAAATCCTGGTATTGTAGAAAAATACGAAGGCTCTTATACCAAGGGTAAGATTCCTGGTATTAAAAAATATAATCAAAGCCAAAAGCGAAGAGCAGAAAAACTAAAATCAAGAAATAGGAATAAATAATGGCAGCAAAGAAGATTAAATATAATATGCCTGGTAGCACATCATCTGGTGCTGCAGAGATGGGCCGCACTAGAGTCAGACAAGAAAGTAACTTATTTAATCCTAAGAAACCTATGACTTTTCGGGAATATGAAAAAAGAAGAGATTTCTTAGTAGATACTGCCGAGACTAAAAAGCAACAGAAAAAACTACCACAAGATCTTGCTCGGTTAAAATCAAATTATGAAAAAGCAAAAGCAAAGAAAGCTGTTGCTAAAAAGATTGTTTCAAAGTCAAAGAAGAAGTAAGGACAAATGCTTACAACCAAAGAGGTTATTGCTAAGGTAGCACGGCTACAGACTAAGTACTCAGCGCGTGATCAACGTATGCGCGATGTGCTATCCGTGCGTCAAGGAGATATTGCTAAGGTCTATCCTGCTATGTTCTCTGAGGAATACCCAAAGCCTCTGGTTGCTAACTTCATAGATGTAGCAGCACGCGACCTAGCAGAGGTTATGGCACCACTGCCATCCTTTAACTGCGCTGCTACCAATATGGTTTCAGATAGCGCTCGTAAGGCTGCTGATACTAGAACTCGTATTGCCAACTACTTTGTATCAGGCTCTGAACTCCAAATTCAGATGTATCAAGGTGCTGACTGGTTTAATACTTATGGAATGCTACCAGCAATGGTAGAGATGGATTACGAGACTAATAATCCACGCATCCGCTTGCTAAATCCTTTCGGAGTATATCCTGAGATGGACCGCTTTGGTCGCTGTATCTCAATTACTCAAGTAGTAAATACCGATGCAGAATCTCTAGCAATGCAATATCCAGAGTTCTATAACCAAATCATTACAAACAAGAGTTATATCAGTAGTTCTCCTTACATCACAATGATTCGCTACCACGATAAGGACCAAGATTTAATCTATGTTCCAGATCGTAACAACTTAATTTTATCTAACTTACCTAATGCCATTGGTAAATGCTTAGCCCGCGTTGCTGTCCGTTCCTCCCTAGACGGAGAAGCACGCGGTCAGTTTGATGATGTACTAGCAGTACAACTTGCTAGAGCACGCTTTGCAGTTCTGCAGATTCAAGCAGCAGAGAAATCTATCCAAGCACCGATTGCTATTCCGCAAGATGTGCAGGAACTTGCACTTGGTCCTGACGCTATTATGCGTTCTGCTAATCCGCAAGGTATTCGCCGTGTCCCATTAGAACTTCCACCAGGAGTCTTTACAGAATCTGGCGTTCTAGAGCGAGAACTACGTCTAGGTTCTCGTTATCCAGAAGTTCGTAGCGGTAACGTTGATGCCTCAATCATTACAGGTCGCGGAGTTCAAGCGCTACAGGCTGGCTTTGATACTCAAGTTCGTGCA